TCCCCCGTCACCCTGTGTGCTTGCTGAGAAGAACATGTAGCAGTTCCCAAGTGCCGCCGGACAGATAACATCCTGGTCGGCCACTTGCCCGTTAGCTTGTCCGACTCCCTCACTTAGCTGGGTGCGGTAGAAAATCTCAGAGGGAAATTCCGTCCATGGCCCCGTAAGGCTGGAGCTTATGATTCGACCGAAATCATTTGGCAGGGTCGCGTTATCTGTGGTCGGAGTATAAGGAGGCACTAACGTGGTATAGCCGTAGTAAACGCTACCCACCTGTCCATAGGAGGAATTGCCCGAGAAAAACGGAATGGTCGGCGGCGCAGTCGTATTGGCGGCCCAGGTGATGCCATCGGAGGACGTAGCCAAGTTGCTACCCACGACGATGTTGGAGCCATTGTCTTGGCCGTTATAATACCCATACCAAGTTCCGCTGACGATGTTTAGTACGTTAAGCTGGCAGACCGAGCAGGTCGTGCTGCTGCTGTCCCACGAGTTCCCGTCAGGCACAATGGTAGCTGATTTTACCTTTGTCCATGTTCCGCCCAGCGATGAAGCCGTCCACACATCAATTTGCCGCGCGTAATCCCCTTGGGAATTATAGGCGTAGTAGGTCGAGCCATTCTGATAGACTCGGTTTCCCCATGCTCCCGCAATCACTGGATTGCTGCCGCCATTTGTACAGGCCATGGGCAGAGTAGTGGTACATTCGGCATAGTTTACGCCCACAGGCGCATTCGCAGGGCCGCTCGTATAAAGCAGTCCAAAGCACGGACTGGAGATGATCGCACAGCCGCTCGCTAAATAGAAGGCATTCGGCTGCTCGGGATGCGCGTATGCTCCGCTGCCAGGATCGGAAAGCAAGACACCTTCATCAACCCAGGCGTTGAAGTTCGACGGAGCGGGGAGGCCAGTAATGGCAAGGGAAACGCTCGCAAAAGGAACGCTCGAGGTGTTATTACCCGCGGTCGGAGTGATAGGTGCTGCGGTGGCTTGGGAGAAATACTCAATGTTGGCTCCATAGACGGCTGTAAAGGCGTTGGGGCTTGTCCCAGCAGTCATGGCCCCCCCACTGGCCCCAACCGCGAATCCCAAGATGAGATCGCCGTTATGCGATGGGCTTACCTGTGTGAGTGTGATGCAGTTTGCTCCCGACGCGCCTCCCGTCTGATTCGCCTGACCGCTGTACCCACTGCCGAGACCGCCATCTATAGCAGCCGTTCCCCCGTAGGCATAGTAGAATTCCGCCGCCCAGGTTGCATCATTGGCGTGTCCAGTAGTCCCATGCACCGTCACCTGATTGCTGGCGGTAGTATGGGTATTGATGGCATACCAGACCTCCATCGAAATGGCGTTGCTGCCCGCGCCAAGAAGCCCTTTACCGGAGTCATAGTAAATGTTCCCTGCCGTGTCCGTAGGAACTTGAGCAAAAGCCGTATTGCCGTTTTGGACCGCATGGACAACGATGATGCTCCCTGGAGTCAAGGCGTTGGCAAAAGCGGCAGTAGTGCAGGACGTTGGCGTCGCGCAGGACGTATTGCTCCCTTGGTTATATTTCTGCCAGGTAGCGCAAAACGCCGAACTGGACAGCATAAGGCCAAGAATGAACAAAATCGGTTTCTTCATGGAAACACCGTCTGGTTGCAAGTGAGTTGGAATGTGGCCTGCTCCACGGTGGATGCCGCTGTGATGAAAAACCCAAGCGTGTCGCCTGCTGCGACCGCTGTTGAGGTGAAATCTGTAACCACTGTACTCCGCACGAGCGTCCCAGCGGAGATGCTAACTCCTGCCGTTGAAATCGAGTTGGAGGCAAGCGTGGGAAGTGCCGTACCACCTGTAGCTATTTTGGCGGTTCGAACGGTCATAGTCCCTTGATTGACCATGATCTGCCAGCCAGTGATGGCGCAAGCGAAGGGAACGGTTATATATCCCGCCTCTGCTGTGCTCAAGGGTAGATTGGTGGTGGCGTCACCAAAGGAGTAGCCCAGTGCGCGGTTCATGCCATTGCTGATTGTCGTGGCCGTGGCTGCGTTGCCGGTGGTGCCGAGTCCTGTGACATCAACTCGCCATACAGAACTTGCAATCGCATTGATCGTCGCACGCTGCCCATTGGTAAGCGCGAAACTTGTTTGTGCCGTCGTCGGTGTGGTGGTGTCAGCATAGAAAATATTGAACGTCGAGGCGGTTTCTCGGCCGTAAGTCAGGCTACCGCCGCTGGCGTTGTAGACCTTAAATACCGTCCCTACGCCACAACCCGAGTCTCCCACGTCAGGCACCACAGGGGCCGACGCACCGGAATCAAATTCCACGGTAGCGCCCCTGTCAACCAAGGCCGTACTCGAATCACAGGCCAGCATGTAGGCGCTTGAAGTTACCGGACTGTTGGGGCTCACGCCGATGCCGGGGGAGAGATACGCTGCCGCCGCGCCGTTTGAGGCTGTTTTAATCTGGCCGGTCTTTGTGCCTACCTGAGAGCCTAGAGTTGAAGTAGTGGCCCAGTTGGCATCAGCATACAGAGTGCCCGTGCCAGGACCACCTCCGGTCGGGCATGTCTGAAAACTTGGGGTTGTCGTTGCATAGCTCGATGCCCCGCTCATCAGGCATTGACCGTTGGCTGTGGGCGTCATCCAAGTCTTTGCGGCGTTGCCAGCGCCGAAAACAGAATAGCTCGTGTAGGACGCAAGGTCTGTGGCCGTGGCTGCGTTGCCTGTTACGTTGCTTGGCTGGGCACAATTATTACTCCCCGAAGAAAGTCCCTGAGAAAAATTAACTCCCGTACAGGCAGACGGATAGCTTGCTAGATTCGTGGCCGTGGGAACAGCAGGAAAGCTCACAAGGTCCAAGGCTGTCGGCGCGATGGCGCTACCGGATGGCTGCCATGCGTAAACAAAGGTGTGCCCGGTCGTGGTCGGGCTGGCAATGAAGGTTGTGGTGCTGGCCGCACTCTGATAAGGTGCCGAGCCGACTCCACCGCCTGAAAGGTTCGTCGCAGTTCCGACCGATGCCCCAGGAAGCTGTAGCACGTTGCTGCTGTCCACATAAATGCAGATGTCCGCAGTGTTCGCGGCATTCCGCCAGCAAATCTTGTCGGTGTTATTGGCCAAGCGAAGCTGGCCGCTGAGTGCGGGATTGGCGGTCGGAGAAGTTAGGGGGAATGAGACGCTACTGCCGCTGCTACTGCCACCATTGAAATTGGTCGGACCTACAGTTTGCCCGTAGGCTTGGGAGCACAACAAAAACCAGACCACAAACCAGATTGTTTTTCGCATGGTTCCTCGCTACCGACTGACCAGCCAACTTATAGACGCCCCCGTTGTCGAAGCCACGACATAGAACTCATTCTGATTGTTTGGCGCGCAGTAAGAATTTCCGGCCGCGAGTTCCATGCCCGTCGAAGTCGTCACGCCCTTTCCCCCGAGATACACGTTGATTGAGTTCCCGGCGAGCGCCTTGATGCAAATGCTTCCGTAGCTCGTCCCGGTCACAACGGCAGCCGTGGCGGTTACGGCCTGTTGGCCGCTGAGGACATACCCGATGGCTTGGGCGTGCGCCGGCTGCAACGGCGAATTAATGAGCACTCCAAATGTCAACCCCAAGGCTAAGGCCCCAGCCAAGAAAAATGTCAGAAAGCCCGCCAGCGCCCATCTGATTTTCATGTTTCGCATTTTCATTGCTCCTTCCCCATGATTATCCCCCAATCGGCCAGTTTTGCAAGAGTTTCCCTCAACGCGGGGATGCTGTGCGCGAACGACTCCACCTGAATACCTTTGATTTGAAGGCTTATTTCCTCAGCCTCGGCAAAGCATTCCTCCAAGTTATCGCCATGCGTGACCACCGCCGCTACGCGCGGACCAGCACCTTGAGGCATGATCCATGTACCGTTCTCGAACCGTGAGGCGTACCGGAGCTTGATGCGGTCCCGGAATTCTTCGGGGAATTCGAGGCGCAGGGGATTCTTGTCGGCCCACTCACTGTGAACGATCAACTCAAATCCGTAGCGGCCGGCGTATTTCGGCTCGACAAGTTTCCCAGCCGCGCCCTCCCAAAGAATCTCTGGCAGGTTGCGCAGCATATTCAACTGCAACTCGAACGGCGGAGAACCGGCTCGGCAACAGGGATCCCCCAGCCAAACCTCATCTTTTCGGGTCCGACACTCCAGCGACAAGAAATTCCGGTAGCCGTACTTTTTGAACGTCGGCGACAATTCATAGTAAATGTCGGTCAACTGGGAAGGCAACTCGCTCCAGGATTTCACTGCGGCAACGTAGGCTTCGCCCTTTTCTTCCGTCCCCAACAAACTGACAGTTGGGTAGGCGCCGTCAATGCAGTGCGTGTCGATGGCAATGTCAATGGTGTCCGGCAGATCGTCCTCAACAATGAACTGCATCGCCTCCGCAACCGGCCCAAGGTCAGCCTCGATACGGTCCAGACGGTTTTTGACCCCTTCATAGCCCGACAGCGCGAAGGTTTCAGTGTCTTTGCGCGTCAGGTTAATCTTGATCCATAGCTTGTCTTTGCCCCGGCTCTGGATGTAGCGGCGAAGTTCCGTGATGCCCTTAGCAATTTTGTATGGCCCTTGGGGGATGTCCAGTTCCTCGAAATGCGTCTTGGCTTCGCCGCGATAGTTCTCCAACTCGTCCCCGCTGCGCGAGCCAAAGACCCGCTTGCCTTTGCCATCTAGGTACTCTTGCAGTGGCCCTTGAAACAGGTCGGGGAAAATGAACAGGTCAACGTCATCCACAATCCCCCAAATGTCGTTCACGCGCTGGAACGAAAAGCCTTCGCCGATTTCGACTTGGTAAGACGACGGGAAAGCCGACACCCACGGCGCGGTGTAGTAGACCTTGCCGAAGGATGCGCTCAGCGTTTCGGCAAGTTCCGAGAAGATGCCGTTGTCAACCACTGCGACTGAGTGCGTTTTGTGGTCGCTCATCTCAGCGCCACTATACCACTTCCCACCGAGAAAAGATTACTGAAAAAAGAACTTGATAAGTGTGGGACACTGTGCCACACTTTGAGCATGACAACCAAAACGAGACACGTTTCGCTGAGAATCCGGCTTGACTTGCTGGAAGAGGTGGACGGTCGGGCAAGAACTTCGCGTCGGAGCCGCAGTTGGGTGATTCAACACGCCATCGAGATATTGGCCATGAGCCCGAAGCAGAGACGTTTATATGAGGAAGTGGGAGAGGCGGCAGGCTTTGGATCATCCCTTCACGATCCGAAGACGTTCACGGGTCTGGAGACAAGGAGTAAAAGACAATGAAAAACGGAATTGTAGTCGGAAGGATTATACAACTAAGCAATACAACTCCTAAGATCAACGACTGGAAACGGCTACTTCAATCCCTGGGCTTAACTCGTGAACAGGCCAAGAAGTTGAGCGAAGCGTTCAGCGAGGAACTTATGAAGAACGGAGGCCATGGACATGGATGAAATCAAGGCAACAGAGATTTTAGAAGAGGCTATTGGACCCGACTGTTGCGGTGCAACGTTGTTGTCTCTACGCCAAAAAACACGATTTGAGAAACCTGAACCTCTGGAACGGGAGGAAGAGATGGACAGAATTGTTCGGATGAGACCATGGACTTTCTCATGGAGTCCACCTCATTTACTGGCGGGACTCAATGGATTATTTACGGCGGACGAACTTGAAGCAATCGCATGGTGGATGAGGAACAAGAAAGAGTCGGTGGATACGCAACTGCCGAGTCTCCGAAAGGAACAGTTATGAAACTAGGAACAAATGGAGCGCGCGAGTTTCTCATTCTTACCGACCCAGGGAGATGCGAGCGGGGAATGTGGGACGTTCCGTGGTGGCTCTATTTCCTTGTTTTGTGGACGGAACGATGGTTCTACTGGCTTCAGCGGATTGCGTATCGTCTCGCTCCTGAGAAGGTTAGGAAGGAGTATGACGAGTATGAGGAGTATGAGTAGTCTGGAATAGCTCATTGTGCCATCGCCTTACGGCTCCGAGAGACGCCGGGGATATGAAATTTACCGCCGCCCTTAGACTTGGCCCCTTCATGGATAGTTGTCGATCCGGCTATCCCTAGAAGAAAATCCTTGTACGTGTAGTCGTGTTCGGAATTGTTGAGCATCCCTTCGATGATGTCCTTGATGGAGAAAGGAACGGGTGCGGCCTCTTCAACGGCAAACGCGGCTTGGCGGGCGGTCTTCTCCACAAACCCTTGTTTGGGAGTCGTGATCGGCCTGCTTTGCCAGTCCTTGTTGATGTAGAGTCTCGGGGCAATGCTCAACAGCGGAGCGGCTTTAAACGCCATAAAATCGACAGTGCCAGTGAGTCCACCATCTTTCTGTACCCTGTTCATCCAAGTGATGAAGTCACGCGGGGCACCGGCGAAGAAGATGTTTGAGTAGACTTCTTTGCCTTGCTTGTCTTTCCCAAGGTAGACTTCCGTAGGGTGTTTGGAAAGCTGCCCTGTGAACGCTAGGCTTGCAGCAGCCGTCATGGTCAGACCGGTGGCAGTAGATTTTAGCCAAAACGCACGCGCCGCTGCTCCACCCGGACCGCGCTCTCCAATATATTTGAGATTGGCGAAATTCGAGAATGTCCAGTCAGGCGCCAACATGAAAGCCCGCGCCAGTTCTCGGGCGTTTGGCCCCCAACCCATGATCTCCCAATTCAGACCGCCGTAAACGGCATTGACTTCCTTGGCAATGCTGCGCATGGCCGCGCCATATTCCGCATCAGTCGCGTCGAGATGTTTGGCGAGCCAAGCGGAGCGTTTTAGAGAGAAGTCCATGACCTTGAACTTGCGTTGTATGACATCGAAGGTTTCATGGGTCAGCGCTTGCGCCGCCGCGTCCAGTTGCTTGACGCCAACTATGCCCCGCATCGTGTCGAGCCGCGTGGGGAGGCTGGAGGGTTTGAGACCTTTATAGGCTTCATACGCGGGGCCTGTCATCGTTGTTTCGGTTCCCCAAAGCGCGGCTTCTCGTTCCCCCTCTTCAAACTCTGGCGAGGAATTGTCTGACCGGAGCGCTTTCACGAAGTCAGTCAACTTCATATTGCTCCAAGCCATCAGCGACAGAGCTTTCATGTGGAACACAGAGAGCCCCAGCTCCATCGACTTGATGTAGCTTTGCATCGCCCGGACAGCCTTGAAACTGGCAACACCCGACAAAACATTTTGCTCTAGGATCGGCCGCATGGCGTCCGAAACCACTTGGGGGACATAAAACCCTTGCTGAATTGACTTCGTTTCCCCGGTTCTGGCATCCTTGGTTATGATCGACTTGTGGGTTCCCGGAAGTTCCCGCCAATCGGCAGGCACATCGCTACGGCTTCCGTTCTTGCCCAATTCGGTATTTTTCAATTCGGTCTTGAAAATGCTGGTGGCTACTGCCGTGGCGTGACGGTCGCCGTAGACGGAGAGTTCATCCAAGGCATTGAAGGTGCGAGCCTCGAACTCGCCGCTTTTCAGTGGGTCGAGAATCCTCAGATATTCCCTGCGAATCGCGTGAGGAGTTCTTGCCGTGAAGCGCGGACGCCCTTCCCGGCGAGCCTCTTCTTCATCTTCCAGGGCCTTCGTGAATAGGCGCGGGCTATACCGTTCAGGGTCGATGCTGCTCTCTAAAATCCCAACTTGCCGTCCGAGACCGAGCGCATTCGTGAAGTATTCCGTCATTTGCTGGTCTGCCTGTAAAAGCTCAGGAGAGGGACTCAACGCTCTTTCCATCGAAGGGATGTACGCTTTTAGTTTTTCGTTCTTCCCGGCGCGGACTTCCTCGATGGCAGCGCGCAATTCGTCGGGAGAGCCCTTATAGTCACGAAAGAAGGTCAAGGCTTCCTGGTCGCGGAAGTCAGGTATCAGCTTCGCAAGGCGCGTGCGCAGTTGTTCGGCTGCGGCACGCAGCATGTTTCGAGGCCCAACGAACAGGTCTATCAACACTGCCTTGCCATACTTGGAGCTTTGAACTCCAGCCTTGATGTCGTTTAGCTCTGGCCGTCTTCCTGCTACAAACTTCGCCAGTTGCGGCGACCATGCGGCTACACCAGGGTCGCCTTCGGCCATAGTTCGATTCTGAACCCGTTCGCGGGCCTGCCTGTAATCGTCGGAATGGAATTCCGATTTTTCGTCTTCGGTGATCTCGGACCACTTCGCGTAGACCTCTGGCTCATTTTTCTTGACCCAGGACTTCGCTTGCTCGCGATTAAGGAACTTGCCTTCGGGGGTGGTAAAGCCCCGTCCAGATTTCGGTGGTTCGATTGCCTCGCCCGTTTGTTCCTTCATTAACTCCGCAGCACGGTCGATCACCTGCTGCAAATGACTATCTGGTTGCGCTAATACCCTGTCAGCCAGAGTTGGGGCGCGTTCCAATTCTTCCAACCCTACAGGTTTCCGGCCCAACATCTTCTCGGCAAGTTCTGGGTGGCCGTCGCCCTCATCCGCTTCCATAACTGCCTTGCCAGATGTCGCCGCATTTGCGGTGGATATTTCGGTGCTATCGAAAGCGGCACCAGCAGTGCGGGTGAATTGAATCGCTGGACGCAATCCCGGCTCCATGTCGGGAATAACGGGAGGTTGCGCTTGGAGTTTTGCTACCGCCTCAGCCGGCGGAGTGCCATCCTTGGCGTACACGTCCATAAGCGCACGCTGAGCGTTCGCCCGCGTCATCTCGGAGGGAAGCGAGAGCAATCCCAATCCTGCCACGACAGCGGCAGTGCGGGTAAAGTCCTCCATTTTTGGTACTCGCCAATCGAGGAGCGAGCCAACAGTTGTCAAGGCTGCCGACTGGTACAGGGCATGAACTCCGAAGCGGCCTAAGACACTTCCTGCCAACGCTCCGGGAACGGGCAACCCGCCCGCTAGAACCGCGGCCTCACCTGTAATCGCGCCTTTGGCGCCAGCCCATAACGTAGCAGCCGCGCGATCAGTCAGTTCACCAAAACTCTTGACGTTGCCTTTCTGGTAGTGATCCATCAAACCTTTGCGCAATCCGGCATCTAACGCGAAGGCAAGAGGAATGCCGACCTCGGGACCGCCCAGGAAAGACCCCCCGATAGCTGCACCCAAAAACACCGGATCGCTCGCAAAACTCGACACGTCGTGGACGAAGTTCTGCAACAGGTCGTGAGACTCGAAAGGGTCTGGCGCACGGCCCCGGATAAGCATTGCCAGCGGAGTTTCCTCCACACCAGTTTCAGCCGCACGGCCCGCATCCGACCAGTAGTCTCCGCCAACTTCCTGCAACTGACTCTTAATTTTGTCATTGTGCTGATAGGCAAAGCCGGGGTCAACGCCGAGCATTTTGGAATGGATCGCGGCCTGAAAGGCTTGGCCCGCATCGACGCGCGCAGGTGAACTTGCGCGAGCCGGAAGCGGATTGCCGGAAGCATCCCATCGAGTTATGGCTGGACCTTGAGGCTGCTCAGGGGCTTGGAGAGGGTTGCCCTGAGCGTCCCAGCGGGTTATTGTGGGGGAAGTTCCCATGTTCCCTCGTCTGGATTCCACACGGCTTGTTCAGGCACGTTATTTGGACGCTTGGGCACAGGCATCGCGCCAGGGGATGAGGCAGGTCGAGTGCCCCACGCCGACCTCGCTGGAATGTTGTAGGTTCTGCCAGTAGGTGTCCATGGTCCAGTCTCGGTAGGCATCCCGACCGCTCGCATCATGTTGTTGATGTATTCTCCGATTTCTTGTTGGCTGGCCTGGTCAAGCATTTCGTTGGTCTGCTTCACGACATCGAATCCCTTCAAGCCCTTCATCTCCACTTCCCGCTGAAGTATCGCGTGGAGTTCCATCTTTCGCAGACGCTTCCGCTCCTGCACTTCTGCGGAATCCCCTGGTTGCGCTTGCAGAGGGGCGAAGGCGTTAATGAGACTGAGCGATTCCTTCATAGACGGGTCTTTGCTGGCAGCGTTTACCGCTGATTCCACGCGCTTGATGTCTGCGGGGAGAATTTGACCCGCTCCGACACCCGCCCTGGAATAGAGTTCTGAAATGTCAATCTTCTCTCCGTTTCCGATGGCCTGATAGTAGGACAGGGCAGTATTGCGGCTGTTGTTTCTAGCGTTCTTCAAGTTTTCCCAATCTTTGAATCTCTCCTCGGCCCGCTGCTCTCGCACGTCAGCACGCTCGGCTCGAACTTCGGCGCGTTGAGCGTTCAACTCTTGCCGTTCGATGCGTACATTGGTCTGCAACATCTTTTCCAGCGATGCCGCCGTACTCTGACTTATTTGATGGGTATCCCGCAACTGCCAGATTTGCGAAAGGGACAACTTGTGCTCGTCAACTTGGGGACCGTATTTGTCCAGGTCGTCACGGTTCTGCGCCGCCTGAATTTCTTTTCGGTCTGCATCGTCGGCTCTCAAGTGATTGCGAAGTGCGTCCCCGCCCAACGTCGCGTTGATGTGATCGGGGTCGGAAGCGGGCAGCCCCTCGCGGCGGTCAACCTCTTTGATCGCTCCCTGCAAATCGAATGACCCATCGGCACGGCTATACATCTTGCGGAACTCAGGAAGTTCCTTGTCAACGAACTGCTTTACTCCTACCCTCTCCATGAAATCTGTGTTCACACGGAAAGCCGCTTCGAGCTTTTGCTTGTATTCAGCCTTCTTGTGCGAATCGAGGTCTGGATAGTGCTCGGGGTGTTGAATAAGATCATCTAGGCCAGACTTGTTATCTGCGGGATTGGGACTGCTCGAAAATCTGTCCAGAAGTGTCTCTTGCGATGCCACGCGAAACGCATCTTTAGCGGCTTCGGCTTGCCAGCCATCCATCAACTTCGCCCGCACCGAACCATCCAAGGCGTTATTCCACTTAGCAGAAGCGGCGGCGGCACTTGCAGGGTCAACGACTTCATTCAAAAGTGCTTTGTTCAGATTGGTAAGATGCACCTGATTTTCTTTGCCCAACAGATCGACTTGTCTCATGTTGGCCTGGTGCTCAAAGTGGGGAAGATAGCCTTGGGCAGTCAATTCAATGTCGCGCGAGGCGGGCGATTTGCCCCATTCCTGCATGATGTGGGCTACATTGTCGTTCGCTTGTTTAAGCACACCTTCCACATCGCGAGAGTTTGTAGTCTTGGCAAGATCGTCCTGCATGGCCAGATAAGCGGCATTTAGTTGGTTCTCTGCGGCGAGTTTGTCAACGTGCTCTTGCGCTTTGCGAACATAGCTCCCAATCCCGGTAGCGAGTTGCCCGAATTCTTCGCCCAGGCGTTCGACGGTCTCACCCGGTCTCGCGGCCTCTGCCGGGGACATGTACGGCTGGTTTACGGGTTGAAGGGTCGGGACTCCGGGTATCTGCGGCATGAGTTATCCTGCCAGCGGCACACCTGATGGCACAGCCTGGAATAAAGGCGCAATGCTCTTGGTCATTCCACTTAGGAACGTACCAATTCCGCCCATTTCCCCTTGCCAAGCGGCGATCTTTCCGTAATAGCGCTGGAGATTCGCTTCCTCAGTTCCCGCTTGCTCGATTTGTTCGCCTTGCTGAGCGCCACGGGCGGAAGTGGCTGCCATGACCAGGAGGGGTGAGCCACTGGCAACATCGACTCCCGCCCGAGCGTAGGCGGAGGCTTGCTTGCCGAGCAGGGCAGAATACCTTTGCTGGCTGGCGATCATCTGCGCCTGCATGTTTTGAAGGGTTATGGTGGCGTTGTAATCGTATGCCGACTTTTCCGCTTGACCAGCTTCGTACTGTCCGATGCCAGCGAAGAGCGAGGAAGCCACGCCCAGTCCGGCAAAAGCCCCTTGCTCATTTTGAGGCGTCAAGGTTGCCTCCGTTACTGCCAAAGAATCTCGCGTACATTCGACAGGTCTCGCCGTTCGGGCCGAAATACTTCAGCGTGCCCTCGTACTCAAACCCAAGGTGCTCGAAGAGAGCAATCGACACGCCGTCCGCTGCCACAGCTTGAACTCTCACAAATTCCTTCTCGGTCGCCATCTCTGGGAGCATCTTTTTCAAAATCCCGAAGCAGGTTTTATAGTGCTGTCGAAAGAACGGCGTGGGCAATATCCACGCTTCGCCCCGATGCCATTCCAGATTTACAATCCCGCCCGCGAAGACCGGCTCGCCATCGTCCAGCAGGCAGTACGCCGCACTCCCTGGAGAAAAGTAAGCGCGCGCTAACTGGTCGGGCTTCATCGGGTCGGCGAATGGGCGAGTGGACCCGTTCAGCAATCTCAACAGGTGCACCGGCTCCAAGACGACCGTTTCGAGGCTCATATCATAGCACTTTCAATCCGGGTTGTAGCTGAGCCTCATTACGAGGCCCCGCAGCGTGAACGGTAAGGGCTCACTCTGCGTGATAATAAAAGCGCTTTCGTCCGTCCAATCCGCGTCGATGTCGCGCGTCACTTCCAGCGTGGCCATTCCTGGCCCTTTGCCGAGCGAACCCGGCCCGGAAATAATAGGATACATGTGCGCGGGATCTACTCCGAACTTTCCGCCCATGCTCTGATACATCGAGATCGTCACGCGGTCAAGTTTTTGTTTCATGCCGCGCGTGGTGGCCGAGGGGGAACTGAGGACCGGATTCGTAGGCTGGACTGTGACCGTATACGGAATGCCAATCGTTATCAGGTTGCAGTAATACGCGAAAGTTACAGCGTCGGCGGTCACTAGGGTAGGTGGCAGAATCAGCGCACTGTCTCCCACGGCCACCACGTTCTCGCCCAAGAGGTAACTCATGCCGGTCACTTCGTTCGTTACCTGCATCACCGTACCGCCGCTGACATAGGATGACCACAATGAAGTGTCCATGCCTACAAGCTCAAACGTGTCGCCAGAGACGCCCGTAACCGTGTACGCCTGAGTTTTGTCTTGGTTGATGCTCTGGTCGCCAGAAGGAGCCGCCATGCCGTTCACGCCGGCAATCTGTATAGTCCGTCCGTTCACAAAGTCGTGCCCCGGCGCGGTCACTACGCACGGATTCCCGTTGCTAATTTCCGTAATGTTGAATGGTCCCGACCCTTGCCACTGCTGGCCGCAATGCACAAAAAAGGCGTTCGAGAGTTGGCCGAAGAGTTCTTGCGGCATAAAATACTCGAAATATCTTTGCGTCACCCCGTTGATGGTGCGATTCACCACCACAGCAAGTTGGTCCTCTTCGCCGTCGCCAGTAATGACCGCAGCCGATTCGATGACTCCTCCCTCCGGCAGCATGTTCACTCGAAACCACGCGAACACCTGGTCTTGCTGATTGAAGACCAAGCCGATAAGTTGGCCATCGGCCCGGACAGCCCAGAAAATCGGGTAAGGTTCAATCTGCACGGCGGTTTGGACAATGCCCGACTGGGCAGCCGAAGGCCCCTTAGTGATGTCCCGATTCAACCGCGTCAAATCGAAGTTGTCCCATTGGTTCGTCACAAAGTTATAAATCAGCACCACCACGATTCGAGCGGAACGGCTCACAAAGATCGTGTAATCCCCGATCATTTGCGGCTCAAGTCGGCTCACTCCCCAAGTGGATTGCTTCGCGGCATTCACACTTGTTTGGCTCAGGGACTCTCCGTTCGCTCCTACCATCGTCCAAATGCCGCCCGCGCTTCCTAAGAGCAAGGCGTTCGGAGTACCGATCATATTGAGAATCTGGTCCAGCTTGTTCGATACTAAGGTAAACTGGATCGCATAATCCTCTTCGGTAGGATCGCAAATGAAGTCAGGGTAATCGTCCTGCACACTGCCGTTCATCTGCGTCGGAGTATCGTCTGCACCCGCCAAACAGAAGCGCTCTTGGTACAAGGTGCAGCAAGCCGGAAAGTTCCCGGCAGTGTTGAAAAGCGGGTTAACGGGCACAGCAAAACCGCCACCTTGATACGCGAGAAATCCGGTTGAATTTATCAGCCCGCTGAGTGTGATGGCAGTTACCTGAGCCCCGAGAGTTTTTCCGAGAACAACAAATTGAACGTCGTCTCCGACGTTGTAGCCGGTGCCAGGATTGCCGACAGAAATTGAGGTTATGACCCAAATGGACCCGTAAACGTGTTGAGATTGGACAATGACCGTCAGGCTAGACCCTATACCTCCCGTGGTGGCATAAGTTCCCGCTGGGTCAGAGAGAAAACTGGCCCCTGTTGGGCCTGACAAGGATGCGACTGGGCCAGTTCCACTTGCGCCAAGGGGCAAAAGATTGAACGTATACCCGGCACTGGTGTAGGCTTCATTGGCGACAATGAATTGTCCCTCGTTAAGCTCGACCATGCCAGAGCATCCGTTGATGTAGATTCGCTGCCCATTGGCTAAGCCGGGACCGCTGGGAGAAAGCGTCACCACTGCGGGATTCGCTTGGCTAATATTGGTGATGTATTGGCCAAGAGCACTGTAGCCGGTCTTTACGACGCCTTCTGTGCCATAGAGTGCCAACTGGCTGTAAGTCCAACTGGTAGCGGACAGACGGTTGATTGAGGCGGGAGGATAAAGCGGATGCACGATGTAGAGCACATCGGCGCTCTGCGTGGATACATCGAGATCAAACAGGTCGGCATCGGCATAGGGTGTTGGAATCTCAATCGGCGCGCCTCCACTGACAGCCAACCCGAGCGGCCAACTCCCTTCAGTCGTCACTTCCCAAATGCGGACCAGTTGTTGAGAGAACTCCAGTATCGCACCTTGCTCCGTCGAAAACTGAAACGGCACCAAGCGGCTCCGGCCACTGCTCGCCGTCATCATCTGCTCGATGGCTACTGTCTGCGAAGGGCTGATTGTGTAATTGCCAAGCCCTCCAGTGCCCGTGCCGAATGCGCTTATCGTGGTCCCTGCCTCGACCCCAACCCCAACAATTGTCTGGCCTACTTGCAGGACTCCGTATTTGACCGCGGTAACGGTGAGGGTCGTTCCTGCAATGGACCCGGTGAACATCGAGCCACCCAGAGCCGTCGCCCCGCCGAAATACGTCCCCGGCATCTTCTTGGCTCCGCCTTCCACCAAAGGAAGAGCGTTCTCAAGGATGCGGCAAGCCGACTTGTACTTGGTCAAATCCTCCCGCATCCCGGAAATCAGTTCGCTGACTTCGCCAGAATTAAAGGAATTAACGGCGGGATAGGTTTTTGGAGGCATCAATGTTCCACGTGAAACATTACCAGTTCATCCAGCGGCCGGCACGCTCCCACGACTCGCTTCCGGCCTCATCCTTAGAGAAATCCATCGTTTCGTTCTGTGCTTCCGCGCTGTTAAGAGCGTCCTTGTACATTTCCATAGCTGTCTGGAATTTGTTCCCCTTATCTTCCGTCACGGCCACCACAAGCTCCGCTGCCAGACGCCACCCGAGGCAGTTTACGAATCCGGGCATGAGTTGGGTGTAATCACTGATAAGCGGGATGTACGTAATCATGGCGGGACCGTCCCAGCCGCCATAATTCGTCAGAGCGTAGCGTCCAGCCGGAAACGGCCCCGGATACGGTACAGGAGGAATGGTCAGGGGAGATTGCCAGCCTGCCGTCAGGGTCTCGATTTTGAACGTGGTGTTGTGAGGCCAGAACGGGGGATCGTCGCGGTGATACCAGCCTTCGCCTTCCGGCCCCCATCCCCAGTACCAGTGATGGTGGTCACGCGCGAGTTTCTGAGGCCGCACGAAACGGAGGAAATCGGCCGGCAAAGCCCATGCGTGTTTGAAGGTGTACAGGGGAATGATTGGACTGAGTTGGAGTGGGGCACGAGTTTTGGCAAATTTCCAGTCCCGCTCCGACAATACCTCTTGAAACACAGCATCCCACACGGCCAACACTTTGACCGCGTTCGGGTTGTCTTCGTTGATGTCGGTGATTTGGCCGCGTGCGCCGATGCGGCCGAGGGCTAAGTTGGAGATTCCACTTTGAGAATAATTCATCCGGCCCCCTACGCAGGGGGGGCCTGCGCCATTTCCTCACTCGCTGCTGGAGCGACGGGTTCAGATGGAGTTCTTTCCAAAGGCCGCTCCGTAAATGGTGCCCCTGGACAACTCGGCTTGTGCTTCGTCAGCACGTTGACGTTAGGGAATTCCTGGCCGCAGCCTTTACAGTGGATGGGTACAAGCCCTCTTAGATCACCGGCTGCATTCAAGCCTGTCGGCACTTCCTCGACTTCCGGCTCGGGTTCAGGCTCGGGTTTCGGGAGAGTCTTTTTGTGCTCTTGTCGGGTATGAGTTCCCAAGAGATTCAGAGTCTCGAAACGAGCCCCGCAGTCCGAGCAGAAATAGAGCCCGGACGCGGGGTCGTTCGCAGCGACGCGGTCGAACTGAAAGACGAATTGCCGCATCTGGGTTTTCAGATCGGCGAGCTTTCGATGTGCGGGGTTCTCCAAGTCAAGCTCGTACAGTCCCCCAGGCAACGGCCCGCCATCAGGAACGTACAAGCGGGACTGAGTGCTATCCCACGCCCGCTGAATGCACTTCGCTTGAACCATCATTCTACTGTTCTCCGCCAGTCTTCGGCCCGAACCAGGCCACGATGCGACCGCCAAAATTGACGACGGAGGCGGTCGGCAGGTTCGTCCAGAGGAATTGCAGAAACTCTAGGACGGCTACCAGTGGCACTGGAATGAAGTAATGCGCTCCGGCCACCTCAAGTTGAGCATTCGTGAAAGTCCGGCTGGCAATCACAGTCGTCGCGCCAGTGGCCGCCCCGCTCTGGACATCTACCCTAGCCCCTGTAGTGCTTGTCCCAGGGTAGCAGCCGGCAGTGATGATGATGTGAACGCCCATCTCCACTCCGCCGTCTCCCACAACTTCAGGAGGGAAGGTATAACCCTTCTCGGTCAACGATGGGAATTCAGGAAGCCACGGATAGCTCCCGCCGCTCGCTGGAGCCCCGAAGTCGAGTTCGAGGTTGCTCTCTTGCGCGGCGCCGCCAACTCCGATGAGGTCGCCCATAAGAGGCGGCGTGGCCAAGATCGTTGCGCTATTCGAGAGTTGCGGATTGCTGACCACGTAGGTGCCGACTCCGTTGATGGCGCTGATTGAGGTAATCGAGGTCACAACAGTCGGAGGATTCGTGGCGGTCACGGCAGAGATGTTGACTCCGGTAAGCACATCCCCGACCAAGAGTGCGGCTCCGGCTGCGCCCGCCGTGATAGTCAAGACCCCGGTGGTGGCGATGGAGCCGGTCAACGATTTCGCGGTACTGGTAATCGGCCCGGAAGCTGAAGACCCAGTTCCGTGAAGGTAAAGCAAAGCGTCTGTTACTGGCATAGTCTCATCTCCCTTAACTCAGTACCGTTTCGGTGGACAGAATTTTTTCCGCCGTGTAGATCGGGATATTCTGGAATTTGGTCACGGACCTGCCGAACACGTCCGTCTCGCCAGAAGTGAAGTTGGTATAGGCATTGATCTTCTGGACGGTCGCGCGCTGGTCGATCTGCGTTTTCAGATCGCGGTTGACGAAAATCGCCGTTGTCCCACTCTCGCCGAATCGAGGCAGCCGGTTCTTCGCAGCAATGAAAATGTTCTCATCGAAATTGTTGGCAGAGAGCATGGTGGGATTGATGTTGCAGATTCGCTGGACGCAACGCTCGTCTCCAATCTGGATGCCAACGTACCAGCGCAACAGAGTGCGAAAAACTTGGTACAGATAATTGGAGCCGACAGACCCGGTGCCGGCCGAAAGTTCTTTGGTAAATTCTCCCAAGTCCCGCACGCTGAGTCCCGCCGGAGTGTTCGGCGGGTAAATCCCGTAAAACGATTCAGGGCTGAATTCGATCATCCACGCGCTCGTCACGTTGCCCGATGAAGCTCCGCCATTCCAAACGTTCGGCACCCAGGAGGTGTCGCCGTTGGGATAGGACTCAAGATTGTTGAAACGAGTGGCGAGCCCGTTGAAGGCTCCGGGATTTTGGGTGAGGTTGCCGTAAATCACCGTGGATTCGATGAGTTGAAACAGGCCCTCGATGTGATTCATGTCCTGGTCGGAGCGCCAGACATTCGGCTGGTTCTGGATTTCCCACAAGTCCTTGTCCACTTCGGAGTAGTCCTCGAACAAGGCGATGGGGTCCGAGAGCGGGACATTCTTCGAGGCCGTAGCCTTGATGCCCTCATTCCACCGGCGCGTGCTGGCCACAGGCAGTGAGTCCGTGCGCGTGGCGATATTCGAGAGGATGTTGTTGCTGGGCACCATCGGCAGCATCTTGATGAACGGCGTCATCCGGTCCAAGATGCGGGCGGGGATCACGAACTGCGCCCTCGCGTCTGTAGACGAATAGTTGTTGATGATGTCGTAAAACGTGGAATAGCCCAACTGTGAAATGTCGGCCATGGCGATTCTCCTTAAACCTTATTGGGCGGAGCGGGGCTCTTGTCGTAGGTGATGAAGGTCCTTTCCTTCCCGGTCACACGACTTGCCGCTGATTGCGGCGAGCGGTCCTCTCCGGTCAGGGCAGCGACTTTGAGAAGCAGCCTTATCGCGTCGAAACGGTATTCAGCCGTTCCGTTCGCAAAGCTCTTGTCAAACTCTTTGCCCAGGTGTTTGTTGTAAACACGTTTCGCCAGTTCCACGTTGGCATCGAACTTGTCGCCCAATTCGGTTCGGAGTTTCGATTCAGCCTCGGCAACTTCGTTCTTCCGGCCTTCGTTATAGGAATCGACCATCTTCTGAAGTTGCCCATTCCACTGCGCGCTCAAACTCTTGGCTTGGGCTTTCGTCAAGCCCAGGGAATGAAATTGCTGTTTCCAAAACCCCGTCCACTCAGGAGCGTTCTTGTCCTCGCCGTCGAACTCGTAGTCCGCAGCTTTTTCCGGCCTACCCAATGCGTTATAGTAAATTCCCTTTTCCTCGTCGGTCGCGTCATCCGGCAGTTTGGGTATCGCGTCTGCCAGCTTAGCTTCAGCATCGGTCAGCTTTTTTGCCGTCTCAAGGTGGGATTTCGCAAAATCGCCTACCGTCTTGAACGGTTTGAAAACTTCGCTCTGCTGAAGATCACCAGGAAGACCCGCACGCCATCCCAAGGATTCCGTC